GCCGTATGCAATCTTTCCGATATACACCGGATTATCAAGAATCTTCATGATGAAGCTTCGGGCAAAATAGTTTAACTCGTTCTTTTTAAGCTTCTTCTTTGTATATCCGTGCTGGTTCAGATAATCACATATGCGTTCGGCTCCAAATCCTTCATTGATATACTTGCTGAATATGATCCTGACGATCTCTGCTTCTTCCGGGTTAACGATCAAGGTGCTGTTCTTGGAATCCAGCGTATATCCGAATGGTGCCTGTCCGCCGTTCCATTTGCCCTCTCGGGCTTTCTGCTTTCGCCCCTCCATCGTCTGAACCAGGATGTTTTCTCTTTCTATTTCGGCAACAGCGGACAAAACTGTTATAGTCAGCTTGCCGGAATCTTTGGAAGAATCAATCCCATCCTCAACACAGATCAAGTTTACTCCAAAGTCCTGTATATACTGAAGAGAATTGAGTACATTTGCCGCGTTCCTGCCGAATCTGGAAAGTTTGAATACCAGAATGAAATTCACCCCATCACGGTCCTCTGCCACATCATTCAGCATCTGAGAAAACTCTGGTCTGCCTGTAATATTCTTACCGGATTTACCTGCGTCACAGTATTCTCTGACAACCTCTATGCCCTGAAAATCTGCAAACTTGTTAAGCCGTTCCCTCTGAGCTTCCAAACTATAGCCTTCTACCTGCATCGATGTGGAAACCCGGATGTAGGTATAACATTTTGACTTTTTCTTCTTCATGTCACCGCCTCCATATATTCTATATCTTCCGTCAGCATCCTGAATGCCTTAAGCGCATCCATGATTGCCAGTTCCTTTTCCTTCGGGCATATAGGCACCCGGTTCTTATTCTTCTCCGGCTTGTTGTATGCTATCCCGATATCAATACCGTATTTCCGTTTGATCTGAGCAATATAGAGTGAAGACACCTTCATCCCTGTATGTTCCAGCACATATGCCCTGATCTCCGCATAAGTAGCCTTTGCCTCAGCCACCGTCACCTGAACCTCACTACAGTCAAGGACGAATGCGATCTCTTCATCCGGTTTACCTTCCGCCTGGATCCAAGTCTCGATGGTATTACTCTCACCGTATCGGACCGGGAAGCGGAACCATATGCTCTTCAGCACTCTTCCGTCTTCCTGTTCCACCGGATAGACCTCAATCCGCTCAATAAACTGACGGTAAAGTTCCCTTTGCTCTTCACAAGTCATCTTCTCAAAGAATTTGCTGAAGTTCTGCAATATTGTCCGGATTCCGTCCACGGATCGGATTCCCTTCTGCGCTTCCTTATATTTCTTCTTAAGTTTCTTCAGCGATAGCTCCAGCGACTCTATCTTGTCATAGATATCATCAATCTCGTCCTGGATTCTTTCATAATCTGAGTCGTAATCATCCGATAAGACATCCAGATTATCTAGTTCTTCGCCAAGCCGGTTCTTCTCATGCTCCTGATGGTACAGATCTTTTCTGATCGCCTTCATCCGATTCTCATAGACTTCAACCGATTCCTCACCGCCATAAGCCTTAGCCATTGCTTCCTCGAATGCCGGATGATTACCAAGATTGCTGACAATCTCATATACAGCGGAATCGATCTTCGCCTGATTATATGTGTGCTTAAAGCTGCACGCCCTCCCAGCTGATTTTCTATAATACCGACAGGAATAATAATGGATGGTTTTATAATGACCGCCTCTGTTTTTATTCACGTGCTTGCTCTTAGAAGCAATCAGACCATTGCCACAGGCAGGGCACTTGATCAGCCCGGATAACAGGCTCACTCGTTCAGGTTCATCCACCTTTTCATTGTTAGTAGAGGTCGCTTCTCTCTTTGCCCTCACCTTCCGCCACAGTTCCTCTGATACGATTGCTTCATGGATTCCATCGACCTCAACTATGTCCTTTGGCTTCCGCTTCACGCCTTTCAAATTTGTCCTTCGGTTATAGAACAACTTTCCATGGTATGTCGGGTTATCCAGAACATTTACGATGAAATCATAGGTAAACGGCTTCTCTTCGCCTTTACTGAAACGTTTATAGCCGTTTTCATTGAGCCAGATAGCCACTCCATTCAGCGTCCCGTCATCCTGTATATATTTTTCAAAAATCAATCTGACGATCTCCGCTTCTGACGGTTCTATCGACAGTTCTTTATTGACGCTCCTGTATCCGTATGGAACAGCTCCACCGGGCCATCCACCATTCAACAGCTTCTGCATCTTTCCCGCCATGAACTGTACATTGATGTTCTCACGCTCAATTTCAGCAACGGCTGAAAGAATTGTCAGCGTCAGCTTTCCTCCCGGCGTGGAGCTGTCAATAACATCTTCCACGCAGATGAGATCAACCTCATAGTCCTCCAACAGCTGAAGCGACTTCAGGATATCTGCCGCATTTCTTCCGAATCGCGACAGTTTGAATACCAGTACAAAAGAAATGTTGTCCTTCTCGCTGGATATGTCATCCAGCATCTTCAGGAATGATGGCCTTCCAACTATGCTCTTCCCAGACTTTCCAGCGTCACAGTATTCACCAGCGATTTCAAGGTTCTTATAATCGGCATATTCACGGAGTCTTTCCTGTTGTGCTTCCAGGCTGTACCCATCTACCTGAGCAGCCGTGGAAACACGCGTGTAGATATAGCATTTTTTCTTCTTCACCGTATCCCTCCCTTCGGTTGCTCATCGTCACACAGTACCCCCCGGACTTTCATTATGTCGGGCTTTTATCTGTCTGTCAGCGCTAAAAGCGCCGTTCGCAAAAAGTTCGCAAACGACGCTCCATTCATTCCCCATCATGTTTGATTTCCTGTTCTTTAGCGGTTCCTGTCCGTTTCTCCGCCTCGATCTCTTCCAGAACCTCTTTTCCGTATTTGTCTATCATCTCGACAAGGAAATTCGCACAGCGTTCCATATTCGCCTTTGCCTTAGGGCTCAGCTTCTCCGGCTTAACCCCGTCCTTATATTCCAGGATATACATCGTTCAGGACCTCCTTCAGCTTTTCTGAAGGTCTAGGTATGAGTTGAGGGCATTTTCCGATTTTTGCACGAAAAAAAGCCTGTGAACATCAGGATTTTTCCCAATGCCCGCAGGCTCAATAACGATTCGTTATTCAGTTATAATCTCTTGCAGAAGTCCAGACTCAGCCATCCGATCCCGCTCTTCAGCCTTCCCCATCCAGCTTTAGAACCTTGACCTGCTTTCACTTCCATAATGGTATAAACACCGACCGGGCAGAATTGCACCCTGCTGTAATCCGTCCCCGGACCCTTCCGGATATTCAGATCAGAAATACTAACCTTCACCAGAAACGGCACCTTCACAGCAGGCTCCGCAGCCTTCGGCTCATACACAACCTTGCCATCCGCATCAAACACCTTATATCCCGGATTCTGATCAGCGCACTTCTTCGCATTGTCCAGAATCTTATAAGCGCCCTTCTGCGTCTTGCTGTCCGCCCAGGACTTCCTGACGCGGTACCAGCGGATCACTTCCGTTCCCGTTCCGCCTGAATCCTTCGCATCATAGTCCGTCAATTTCCATTTCTCGATGATGGAAATCAGCTTCTCCACATAGGTCAGGCTTGTGGCGTACCCGCCATCCTTGATAATCTGTACCGCCTTCTTATAATCAGTGCATCCCTTCAGTCCGTCATATCTCAACTTCTTTCCATTCATCGCCCCAAGCAGATAAGCGGAATGGTCGGCAATGGAATCCTCAATGCAGGGATACTTCCGGAAGTCAGCCGTGATTGTGACCATGCTACCATCAGGATTCTGTTCCTGTGTCTTCTTCGTGTACTTACTCTTGCCGTCCCAACTGGATCCGCTCCAAGTGTTCCCGGACAGGCTGCATTTCATCCCGAAGATATTATTGGCATTCTGAGCAAGCTCACTCTTTCCGTATCCGGATTCCAGAATGAACTGAGCCAAAGATACCGATGCAAGGATGCCGCTTTTCTTCTGGTCAGCTGTAAACAGAGTACCGACCTTCTTGATCGCATCCGCCTCAGACAGATTCTTCAGAACGGAAGCCTGTGTCCCCTTTGAAGCAGAACCGCCTCCGGAATCAGAAGAACCCTGTAAAGGCTTCGTCACCTTCTCCGCCAGATCGCCCATCCTCGCATACATCCAGTTGCCAGGGCAGGACTTATTCGCAAACCACCTGTGAACCGTCAGGATCATCTCGCCGCTCTTCGGAGAATAATTCAGCGTCTTGTCCTTATCCCCAAACCAGATCAGCTTATTCTTGCCATTCCTCTTGCAGATATCAATGCAAAGTTCAATCAGCCTCTGATAAACAATATCCCGGAAAGCATACGGCTCCGTGGTATCGGAAGCACACTCGATCGTGACCGCCCTCTGATCGTTGGCGTTGCTGGAAGAACACCAGGAACGGTTCTTCTCTTCCACATAAAGTGCAACCCTGCCGTCCTTATCAATACCATAGTTGGAAGAAGCCTGAATACCGGTATTCATGAACCACTCTCCAAGCCCCTCTGCTGTACACTGACCCACCACACAATGAGGCGTGATGCGGTCAATGCTGTGCGTTCTCTGCCCGGAGTGGTTCGGAGACAGCTTCGTATAAACTACCATTGGACTATTCGTAAATGCCATTATTCCTCACCGTCCTTTTTCTCATCTTCCTTCTCAGCCCTGTCATGGAGCTGTTCTAAAACCTTGTGCAGCTTACTTGGAATCGGAAGTCCCAGATACGCCGCGTTCTCCACAAGCGACAATCCTTCATTGGAGATATAGAAGAAAATAATCGCTGTTCTCAGCACGCTGCCGCTCCCGATCACCTGTGTATCAAGCAGATGCCCGATACCTACCAGTGCAAAGATCAGAACCTTCCTGCATATTCCCTTGAATCCCACGGCACTCGACAGCTTCTTATCCGCCACCGCACACATGATCCCGGTGATGTAATCCAGCACCACAAAAGCCAGAAGCGCATAAAGCAGGCCGTCACATCCTCCAAGGAAATAACCAAGCCAGCCTCCCACCGCTGCAAAGATCGCCTGGATCACATTCCAAAACTCTTTCATTTCACATGCCCTCCTTCGCATAAAAATAGGGACAGCCGAAGCCATCCCTTGAAAACAGACTATTCAGTTACCGGAGCTTACACTGTCTGCTCCGTCAGCGTATAAGTGATTTTCATCGTCTTATCCGCATTTTTGACCACCGCCTGACTCAGATTGCTGATCGTTGCCAGATACGGAGTCAGGATCCACGTATATCTGTACTGATTCAGGTAAGCGCCGCCCCAAGCAAAGACGTATTCCTTGTACTGGAAGAACGGCGTGGATACATTTCCGCAATGCTCACCGGCAAGAGTCGCGATTACATTATCATTCACATCGATCTCAAAATCATAGGCGATGATAATGTCATTGATGATGGACAAGCAGCAATCCGTACTGCCTGTCTCTCCGATACATCTCATGGCAGAAGTGAATCCCAAACTGATCAGCGTCACATCCGTGCTGTTGGAAATATTGATCTTATAAACGCCGGTCTTATCATAAGACGGCACATACAGATACCCATTTCTCACAACCGCGCTTCTATTCCCCTGCGGATAGCTGGATCCTTCCTTGAAGCTTCCCATCGTCATCAGAGTGGCATTAGAAAGCGTCCACTTCCCCTCGTTGAAGGTATAATCGCTCTTCTTAATCTTGATCCAGAGAACCGTGGCGCTTCCAGAAGAATTGCCCTGGTTGGAAAAGCCGTACCAGTACCCATCGCCGCCATCCATAAAGATTCCATACGGCGTATAGCTGCCATAAAACTTGAAGGTCGAGCACTGCAGCACCGTAGTATCTTCCAGAGTCAACGTAGAATCGTCCAGTCTCTCATTCAGCCCGATATCAAATACCGGGATCCGGTATCTCTTGATCGTCACCGTATTGCTTGCATAGGAAAGGGAATATAGCTTTGCATTGGCAAAATCCACCGTCACCGTCCGGAACAGATCATTGATAAAACCATCCTCATCATCCAAGCTGACCTTCTTGATCTGAAGAAGCGTGGTATCCACCGCTACCTCAGAGCCGTAGGCATTCGCCCCACCATGCTTGGAAGTAAGCCCGACCGCTGCAATAGTGCCGTTACCCTGTGAAGGCGTAAACTCCCAGACGAACTTATATCCATCCGCAAGCTTCATGCTCTCCGTCAGGTTCATGCTGCCCCTCTTCGTATTCGCCGTAGCATTGACATCATTACTGGCATACGCCACCGGCAGATTCGTTGACGGCAGGTACAGATTATCCGCCTGCTCCGTAATGGAACTCGGAAAAAGCAAAATTCCGCCGATCATGTTCGGACATATTGGAAGCAGCTCATCATTCCATGTCAGCGAATCATCATACTGGCCACCAGCCTTATACATGACACCCATCGGATTTACGCCCAGAATGTCATTGACGGCATTGGTGACCATATTTGTCTCCGATACCGTCTCCACATTTCCCGTATTCTGGTCTTCCAGTTCAATGACCAGATTTCCTGTATATCTCTTCATCGCAACCTCCTTAAGTGTTACTGCCCGGCACATCCACCGGCATTGCAAATCCGCCTACTCCTGTTCTTCCTGACTTCACATCAGAGTAGAACCGCTTCACAGTCTCTTTGATCTCCCATGCCTGTGACTCTGTGAAAGCCTTCACCTGAAGTCTATCTGGATTGGTACCATTACCCAAAACAAAAAGATCCACATATTCCTCAATATCAATCCTGCCATCCCAGGCCGCACTCGCACCCATGCTCTGTCCGGAAATGGAAGCAATGCAGAATCCTGTGTCCACATGAGCCGAACCGCCGGAACACCTCATATAGACATTGAAGGTATTCGTGTAATTCGGCACCACATCCTCGATCGGATAATACAGAAGGATCGTATGCCTTCCTGAATGCCAGTTTTCCTGCGGATAATGCACTGGGATCATCTGGTTATTGAACTCAAAAGAAAAGATCACATCCGCGTGTCCATCCTCCTGCCAGCTCATCGGAAGAGATACCGTTATTGTCTGCTCTTCCGTGCTGCCAATCACCACCAGCTCTTCCTCAGGAT